ACACTTTCTAATGTTTATCTCGGTTGGATCACCCGAGATAATACAAACCTCTCCGAACTTGCACTAATTAAGAAAGTGCAAGATGCAGCGAAAGATCCTTACGCTGCCGCCAAACTCTATGGGCAAAACACTGGCACGTGCTCGTGCTGTGGTTTGGAACTCACAAACTCCCTCTCTATTAAGTTAGGCATCGGACCTATCTGTAGGGAGAAGTTCGGTCTCTGAGTTACATTCAGGGGGCAGCAATGCCCCCCCTTCATTCACACTAACCACACACTGCAATGCGTATCCAAACCCCATTCAAGTTTCACAAATTCTTCTATTTTGGCATTGATACATCTGCGCGAATTGGTGATGAATTCCTCGCTGCAGGTATCTGGAAATTCTATATCGGAATCTATCCAATTCGCCGTGGGTATGATCTAAGCGTCGGTATCTGTGACACTAACGGTTGTATCTCATAGCGTACATTAGGGTCGCTGGGTATAAAGAACTCAGCGACCTTTTATGCCGTAGAGTAACACTTAGGGTCGCTGAGTTCTTTATACCCAGCGACCCTAATCGTGCGTGCTAAATGATGTTCGTGCGGACACATTTCATTGATCAGCAGTTCTTATGACAGTTAAATCGATCGATAAGTTATGCTAATGCGGCGCCCTGCGTCGAAATAAAAATGGATGACTCCCCTAACCTACAGAGGTGACAATTCGAGTGAGTGTTATAAGGTATATAAAAAAATCGCCCAGAAAATTTTTCAAGTAAAAGGGTGCTATAATAGAGTTGATGAGAATTTTTATGATGCGCCGCCGAAGACCTTATTGGAATATGTGGAGAGTAATTCTTACATATTGGATTGCGAAGCACCCGAAGGGTTTTTTAGTTAGCATTGGAATTTTCATCATGGTCATATATAATACGTTCCGATAATGAATTTTGTATGGAATCACAAACAGTTTATCACATTTATAACAAAAGGAATCAATGTTTATATGCAGTATTAACTGAAGAAGAATTCCGTGAGAAGTGGGACAATCTTGATGATGAGAATTATGAGTATGAGAAACTAGAGATAAATAAGAGAATGGTGGCAGAATCTTCATATTGACTTGCTACATATAAACTGTTAAAATTGATCTGAGAGAATTATTCTAAAATGGCAAAAGGATTTACTGTAAAGGCGGCAGCTCCGACTGCGCCAAAAGAAGATTGGGATTATGATGCAATCAAAGAGCGTATGCAAGGCAAGAGTATTGTCTTTTGTATGCCTGGTCGAGGTTGCTCTTATACATTTTTAAAGAGTTTTGTGCAGCTATGCTTTGACCTTGTACAAAACAACATGAGTATTCAGATCTCACAGGATTACTCATCAATGGTTAACTTTGCACGTTGTAAGTGTCTTGGTGCAAACGTATTACGTGGTCCGAAGCAAATCCCCTGGGATGGTAAACTAAAGTATGATTATCAACTTTGGATTGATAATGATATTGTTTTTAATACTCAAAAATTCTGGCAACTGTGCGATCTTGCAGTACCTGGACCAGATGCTGACGGTAATGCCCAGGAAGAGAGAGAAATTGTCGCAGGATGGTATGCTACTGAGGATGGGCAAACAACTTCTGTTGCTCATTGGTTAGATGAGGAAGACTTCCGTCGTAATGGTGGGGTGATGAATCACGAGACTGTGGAGAGCATCTCGAAGCGTCGTAAACCCTTCACAGTTGATTATACTGGATTTGGATGGGTAATGATTCGTCATGGTGTCTTTGAGCGTCTTGAATACCCTTGGTTTGCACCTAAGATGCAAGTCTTTGAATCTGGAGCAGTTCAGGATATGTGTGGAGAGGATGTGTCCTTCTGTTTAGATGCAAAAGAAGCAGGTATTGAAACTTGGTGTGATCCTCGTATTCGTGTTGGACACGAAAAGACTCGCGTAATCTGATGAATAAATTTCAAGACCGTTATAACATATGCTATAATGGTCGAGTAATTTATAAAAACCTCTCTTTCAACGATTGCTCGGATATTATCCAAGACTTATCTGAGCAATTTTATGCAGGAGCAGATATTGATCCTGAATTAATTGAACTTGAACCACTATTTGATTAAAAATTATGGCAACTCGTAGAACTTCTAGTAACAATAAAATTGAATCCAAACCCAAAAAAACTCGTCAAGGGCAAGGGCAACATACAAAACATGCGGCATCATCTCGTAATGGAGCAGGCAAAAGGTATAGGGGTCAAGGAAAATAAATAAATCAGATGATCTTGAGTTATAAAAATGAAAAATTTAAAGTTTATATCACAAGATCAAGAATTAGCACTCATTCAGGAGTTAACATACAAGATTAAAATGTCTAATTGGGACATTGATCCAAGTAAAACTTGCTTCTTGTGCGTTTCTCCTGATTATTCTAGTATTGTAACTCAACATCTCTCGCACTCATTATCAATGGGGCGGGAGATTTTTCATATTGAAGCAGTTAATGTTCCTTTTCCTGATGAAGATTCAAAAAAATATCAAGTAGACTTTGAAATAAACTATGCGGATTGGATTTTAGATTGGGATAATTTTGTTTTATGTGAGGCTGGTGTAATAAAAGGTGGTACTTATACGTGGATTACTAAAATAATGGAACAATTTACAGAAAAAAATTATTATACCTTAGCATTATGTGAAAATATTCATAGTAAATTTAAAAGTGATATGGTTTCATTATATTATGATGATGCAATAGAAGATCTTCATTTTTGGTGGGAGAGACCAAACAATCATTGGAGTTGAATCACGGGATAGCAACCCCGTAAAAAGTTCTGATCTAAACAATCAGGAGCAAAAAATGGGAAAACCAGCAGATCGTAATAATGATTATATGATGGAGATGTGGGGAACCGATGGATTAGTAACAGATTATGGTTCTTTAGCAAAAAAACTACAATCAAGTACTGAAAAAAGAATGCTTAGAGAAATTGTTGAGGATGATGTAACTCCAAAAAAACATGATTTTGAAAAGCAAAATGATGTTCATGAAAAAATTCGTAATGATAATGATTATGATGATTGGTCATATGGAACTGAACCCACCTGGGGACATGAGTGGTAAAAAATAGGTATAAATAAAGGATAACTATACCTAAGATAATGCCAATAGAGCGTGTTAAATCTGGATTTAGGGATATAAGCCTTTCTTTAAAAAGAAATCCATTGACAAAAGATATAGTTGTTTTGAGAGATCAAGATGCTATAGTACGCTCTATTAAAAATTTAATATTCACATCAAAGGGTGAAAAATTTTTTGAACCAGAAATAGGTTCTTTAGTAAATCGACTACTATTTGAAAATATTACCCAAGACTTAGTTAATGATATAAAAAGACAAATTGAAATTGTTATAAAGAATAATGAGCCTAGAGTAAAAATAATAGATGTAGTCGTAAAACCAAATTATGATTTAAACCAACTAAATGTAAACATTGAATACTTAATTGTTGGTATTGATTCTCCTCCTCAGCAATTATTATTCATATTACTACCAACAAGATAAATGTCATTAGTTAACGTATCATCACTAGACTTCAATGATATACGTGAGTCTATCAAAAGTTTTTTAAGAGCTGATGGTAGATTCACAGATTATGATTTCGAAGGATCTAACTTTAGAGTTCTTTTAGATACTTTAGCGTACAACACTTATATTAGCTCTTATAATGCTAATATGTTGACTAATGAAGTGTTCTTGGATGGAGCAACTCTAAGAGAGAATGTAGTATCTATTGCAAGAAACATTGGTTATTTACCAAGATCCGTTAGATGCTCCAAAGCAAAAGTATCTTTTTATGTTGATTTGACAGAATATGATCAAAATCCAATTTCAGTAATTGTAAAAAAGGGTATCATAGCTTCTTCATCCGATGGTACTCTCTTGAATACTTTTGTTTACTCAATTCCAGACGATATTAGATCAAGAGTATCTGGTAAATTGGCGGAATTTGTAGATGTTGATATTTTTGAAGGTACTTATATTGAAGAATTTTTTACTGTAGATTCTCTTAGTAAAACTCAAAGATTTATATTAAAAAACAACAATATAGATACTAACACGATAAGAGTAAGTGTAAAAGATAGTAAAACTAGTAACAATTCTATAATCTATAAATTTGCAGATAATATTACAAATGTAAGTTCTTCAGATAAAGTATTCTTTATTAATGAAATTGAGGATAGTAGATATGAACTAATATTTGGTGATGGTACTTTTGGTAGTGCTTTATCTGATAAAAATTATATAACAGTATCTTATATTAAAACCAAGGGTGAAGCTGCAAATGGGATCCGAAGTTTTGAATTTAATGGAATATTAACTGATAATAATGGAAATTCACTGGATATTGATGTCCCTATATTGACTACCATTGAGTTTAGTGATTATGGAGCACCAATAGAATCAATACCTTCGATAAAAAAATTCGCTCCTAGACTGTATGCAAGTCAAAATAGAGCAGTAACATCTTCAGATTATGAGACTATAGTTCCTTTAATTTATCCAGAAACAGAATCAGTTGCTGTTTTTGGTGGTGAAGAATTAAGTCCCCCACAATATGGCAAAGTTTTTATTACAGTAAAACCAAGAAATGGAACATACTTATCAAATTCACTTAAAGATTCTTTAAAACAAAAATTAAAGAAATATTCAGTTGCTGGAATTTTGCCAGAATTTATTGATTTAAAATACCTTTATATTGAATACAATACTGCCGTTTACTACAATATAAATCGAGGTTATGCAAATACACTTAAAGACCAAATCCAATCTAACATAGAGTTTTATTCAAAATCTAAAGAATTGAATAGTTATGGTTCTAGATTTAAATATAGTAAATTTTTAAAATTGATTGATGATACATCAGATGCCATAACATCAAATATCACATCAATGTCAATTAGAAGAGATCTAAAAATAAATGAAGGTACAAATACACAGTATGAAATTTGTTTTGGTAATTCTTTTTATATAAAAAGAAAAACAGGTTACAATATAAAATCAAGTGGGTTTAGTGTTAGTGATATTTCTGGAGTTGTATATTTGAGCGATAGACCAATAGATGATACTAATGGAGATCTTTTTATATTCAGATTAACGTCAAAGAATGATCCAGTAATTGTAAAAAATAAAGTAGGAAATATAAACTATAGAACTGGGGAGATCAATTTAAATTACTTAAATATTATATCTACAACTAAATTAGATCCTGCTGGAAATAGAATAATACAATTATCAGCTATTCCAGAATCAAATGATATTATAGGAAAACAAGATTTGTATTTACAATTAGACACAACATCTTCAACTTTAAATTTAATAAACGACACCATCAGTTCTGGAACTGATCTGTCTGGATCAGGATATATAGTTACATCTAGTTATTTAAACGAAGACTTAATAAGAATATAAAAACATGAAAAATAGAGTACAGATTCAAAATTTAGTCACAGATCAGCAACCATCTTATGTAAAAGAGTCTTATTCAGACTTTATACAACTTCTGAAGGATTATTATAGGTCCTTAGAGTTTTCTGGTGGTCCAAAAAATATTCTTAATAATATCGATGATTATATAAAACTAGAAAATATATCTGAGCTTATATACTATACAGAATTATCTTCAGACATTACTACAGATTCAAAATCAATAACTGTTACCAATACAGATGGATTTCCATCAAAAAATGGTTTTATTAAAATTGATGATGAGATTATATTCTATGATAGAAAAACCAAGACAGAATTTTTGGGGTGTCAGAGAGGATTTAGTGGCATAACAGATTATAGCAAAAATAATTTTAAATTTTCTACTTCATTTAAAAGTAAGCATGTAGCAAATACTGTCGTATACAATTTAAATGCATTATTATTATTCGAATTATATAAAAAATTCAAATCACAATATACTCCAGGATTTGAAGAGATTGATTTCTATCAAGAATTAAATGAAAAAATATTAGTATCTAGAATTAAAGATTTTTATTCTTCAAGAGGAACAGATAAGTCTTTTGAAATATTATTTAATATTGTATGGGGAGTAAACAGCAAAATAATAAAACCAAGAGACTACATAATTCAATCTTCAGATGCTGACTATAGAATAACTAGAAAGATTGTTGTTGAGGCATATGAAGGAAATCCTTTAGATCTTGCTGGAAGAACTTTATTTGAAGATGTGAATGGTGTAGATAAAAGTGCTTTTGCTACTATCATATCTTCAGAGCTTGTTATTAGTGATGGTGTAGAATATTATTCTTTAACATTAGATTATAATCCAGATGTAGAGTCATTTAATTTTTCTGTTCATAGTAAAACAAAGACCACCGACAATTCTTCTGCTGGACAAACATATCTAGACGTAGATTCTACTTTGGGATTTGCGGATTCTGGTTCTATTGAATTCTACGACAATGGTGTTTTAATTGTAGTAGAATATAATGGAAAGAATGATAAGCAATTTTTTAATTTATCTTTACCAATTAATTTAGCGTCTGGTACTAATATATTAGATAATAAATTTGCATATTCATTTAATGATAATAATGAGATAATAAAAGTAAGAGTAAAGGGTGTTCTTGGAGATATTAATTATGATAGAGAAGAAACTTACTTTTATGAAGATGGTGATAATGTTAACATTACTTCATTGGGTAAAGAAAGTGATGAGAAAATACATACTACTTGGTTTTTAAATACTTCTCCAAAATATAATGTTAAATCTTTATTTAAAGTCACAGAAAAACTTAATGGAATTTCTCAATATAGAGTAGAAACTTTTGACGATAATATTTTTAGGGCAGGAGATACTTTTACATTAGTAAGTAGTAGTGGAGAACAGTTTAGTAGTGTCGTTATAAGTTTTTCAAATACAAACGTATTTGATATTAATGTAACTTCATTTCTGAATCTGAATAAAAAATATGTTATTAAAAGAAATATTTCCAAGCCAACATTTCTTTTTAATTCCAATTTAAATATAATTTCTAGTAACGTTCAAAATGTTTATATTGATAAAGATGATACTTATGTAACATCAACACAATTACCAAGTTACTTATCGAGAAACATTGGGGATAATACATTAACTGTAAAATTTTCGGCATCTTTACCAACTCCAAGCGAAGAGTTGATAATTGGAAATCACCCCTTTATTACTGGAGATTCTGTATACTATAGTTATGATGGTAATTTTGGGTTCAATTTACCAGAAGGTCAGTATTTTGTAAAGAGAGTTAGTGATAGTACTATAAAATTAGCTTCCAGTAGATCAAATATTAGATCAGAGAAATTCTTAGAATTATTTGGGACAGCAACTAATAATAAATTAATATTATCAAAATTTTATAATAAATCATTATACCAACAAAATATAATAAGAAAATATAGTAAACCAGTAAACGAAGCACCAATTGCAGAAAAAATTACAGTTCCTGGTGCTATTGGATGCTTTTTAAATGGTGTAGAATTATTAAATTATAAGTCTACAGATACTGTTTTTTATGGACAAATCGTAGATGTCATTCCCTCCTCTCCAGGAGATTCTAACTATGATGTTATAAATCCACCAAAAATAGAGATTATTGATAATGTTGGTTCAGGAGGTTCCTCTGGGTTCGGAACAGATGCTGTTGTAACTGCTAACGTTAGGGGAGTATTAAAGCGAGTTGATGTAATAGATCCTGGATTTGGATATGAATCAGAACCCATTGTTACGATTAGTGGTGGAAATGGTTTTGGTGCAAAAGTAAAGTGTAATTTAACAAGTAAAAAGAATGAAATATTATTTAATACTTCAAGTCTATATAATCAATTAGATTTAGATACTGGAACTATAGATTTTAAAAAATTTAATAGATTTAAAAATTTTGAGGCAATTGTTTACAATACTCTTGGTCAAGATGCAATTGGTGGATTAGTAAACGGATCAATTTATTATGTTGTTTCATATGATGGTATAACTGCAAACTTATATAATAGTTTTGAAGAATCTGTTTCTGGAATAAACACCATAACATTCTCATCTTATGGAGATGGTATTCATAAATTCACATCAGTATCTTCAAAAAATATTATATCTTCTGTTGATGTTTTAGACTCTGGATCAAATTATACCAATAAAATTTTATACTTCGATTCAACAAATATTAGGAAAAATTTTGATGTTATTGGTATAAAAAATCATGGATTTTTAGACAAAGAAATAGTAATTTTTAACAGCGATGGGGTTCTTCCTACGGGATTGTCATCTACATCAGAATATTATGTCAAAAGAATAAATGAAAACGAATTCAAAGTATATGAAGTACTATCAACAGAACTTGGAAGAGATTTTAATTATAATAATAAATTAAATGTTATATTTTCGGACTTTGGAAGTGGGCAGCATAGAGTATCATATACTCCAATAAGTATAAAAGTTGAAGCTCCTATAGGAATAAACACTGTTGGCAGTCAATCATTTACTGCAAAATTAAATCCAATTTTTGGTGGTGAAATTTTTTCAACTTCTGTAAAAAATCCTGGTCGCAATTATGGAGATAATTCCATTATTAACTATAACAGGAAACCAACTATTAATTTATATAATGGGGAAAATGCAAAACTTTTACCAACAGTTTCTAGTCAGGGAAAAATTATTGGTGTAACAGTTATTGATGGTGGTTCTAATTATAATTCTGCGCCAATATTAAAAATCAATGGCGATGGATTTAATGCAGTTTTAACTGCTATTATAGTAAATGGAAGAATAGAATCAGTTACAGTTTTAAATAGTGGTTTTGGGTATACAAAGAACACTTCCATAGAAGTTATATCTAATGGATTTGGAGCATCTTTTGATGTTAATATCCAGACATGGACAATAAACTTGGTAGAAAAACTTTTTGATACAGAATCAATAAGCGTTGATGATGGAATAATTTATGAATCTAAAGATATTTCTAAAGAATTAGCTTATGGTCATGGATTTGCGTCAAGAGGAATTAGAGAGCAATGTTTAGCATCATCTTTAGATAATGATGGGAATCCAATATTTAAACAAGACTTATTAAATGACAACGATACTATTAAATATCACTCTCCTATAATTGGATGGGCATATGATGGAAATCCAATATATGGTCCATATGGGTATGCGAATATTGAAGGAGGTCCTGTTAAAAAGTTAAGTAGTGGATATGAATTAAGAATATTAGAGCAAAACAGACCACCAGTAAATATTTTCCCAGTTGGATATTTTGTAGAAGATTATATATTTACAAATGCAGGGGATTTAGATATCAGTAATGGAAGATTCTGCAAAACTCCAGAGTTTCCAAACGGAGTGTATGCATATTTTTCATCTTTTAATGAAAATAAAGAATCTACTGGAGACTATAATGGATTTTTGAAACCAAGATTTCCATATGTAATCGGAAATTCTTTTAATTCAAAACCAATACCATTTAACTTTAATGATTTTTCAAATTTGTCTAGAATATCTGTAGATGATAATTGGTTTAGATTTACATCGTATTTTGGATTTTCTAAAGAAAATACATTCTATGATGGATTAGTAAGTCCAGAAACATTTAAAAAAGTACTTCCACAAATAACTAATGTTAGTTCTGGTTCTGTTGATAAATTAAATGTTGTTTCTGGAGGTAACAATTATTCTGCAGGAGATCAAATTTATTTTGAAAATAAAGGAACTTTTGGAAGTAATGCTTTCGCTGTTGTAAAATCTATTTCTGGTCGTTCAATAGGAACTATTACATTTAATGAATATCTTTATTCCGATTTAGAATTCTCTAGATTGGACAATAATGGAAATTACTTAGGAATTTCTAGTCATTTTGTAGATATAACAAACAATGATATTGCAATTATTGACGATTGCAATATTATATCCACAAAATTTATTGGTCCAGTCAAATCATTAGAAGTTAAAAAGACTAATAAATTAAATATCTTATCAAATTTAGGGAATTCTTCTCAAACGGGGATAGTTACATATTTAAAAGTTAATGGTGATTTAAATTCAGTAATATCTGTTGGTGACGTATACAAATCAAACGAAGAATTATTTAAAGTTTTAAATATTTACAGTAAAAATTATACTATAAAGGTAGAAAGATCTTATGCTGGATCAATTTCTACTACACATTCTCCTGGTGATACTATCGAAGAATTACCTAGAAAATTAATAGTTAAGACTGGTTTATCTACAGATAAAACATATAATACAAATTCAGAATACTATTTTAACCCCACAGAATCTATAATAATAGGATCAGAAAATTTATTGCAATACTCATATCCAATTTCATCTGAAGAATTACCAGGAACTCCTTGGACAAATGATGCAAATATAACTGGATCTATTGATTACTTCCAAAATTCCCCTATAGAAAATAAAAAACAAGCAGTTAAAATCAGTATTGCAGATACTACGGGAAATTCTGATTATTTTCTCTATGGATACAATGGAGTAAGTTTGGCAAATGAAGAAAATGTCTTCTCTGTGTTCTTAAAGGGAGAAGAAGGTGGAGAATCTGTCTATTTAATAGTTGATGATGGAACTTTATATTATGGTCAATTGGTAACCTTAACTAAAGACTATAGAAGATATACATTCAAACAACTTACTGCTTCTGGAACACATAATTTTAGAGTTGGTACTTATGGACCAGGAGGATTTACATTAAATTCATCTCCAACATTTTATGTTTGGGGAGCTCAAGTTGAGAGAGAAAATTTAAGTCTTTACTATGAAAATTATGCATCTATTCTTCAACGTTCAGAGGGCAAGAGTGGATTATTATATCTAAATGTTCCAGAATTAGATTTGGTAAAAACAAAAGATACTATATCAAATACAATATTCTTACCAAATCATAAATTTATACTGAATGATAAGTTATCTTACACAATAAACGATACTGATACTTCAATAAATGTATCTTATGCAACAACAACAAAAGATCTTACTGATGTAGATTCTTTGTATGTTGTACCATATTCTAATGATTACATTGGACTTTCAACACAAAAAGTTTCTATAGGTTCTTCTAATCAATATGTTGGTATTGGATCTGATTCTATTTTTGAATTAATCAGATATAATAATTATGGTGTGGGAAATAATCAAAAATTAAAAACAAATAGAAATGATGTTATTAAATCAAATATTGTAAAAAAATATGCTAACATAATAACAAAATCTCCTCACGGATTAGTTGCTGGAAATGAAATAGATTTGTCTTTATCTAGCAATAAAATAAGAACAGTAAAAGTATCTTATGATAATCTAGTATACCGAACTTTAATTAATAAGGTAGAATTTACAGCATCTGATGTCAATATTGATTCAAATACAATATCTATTATAAATCACCATTTTAAAACTGGAGATAAAGTAATTTATAATTCAGAAAATCCATCAATTGGACTAGTAAACTCTGGAATTTACTATATTGTAAGTATAAATTCTAATGAAATTGGATTATCAAATCAATATTATTCGGAAATATTTGACTTGGATTCATCAATATTGATTGATATACAATCTCAAGAAGATGGATCAATATCTCTTATAAACCCACAATTAAAGTTTTATAGAAATGAGACTATAATATTTGATTTGTCTGATAGATCACTACAGTATAATGAAGATCCCTCATTTACATTTGAATTTTATACCGACGTTAATTTTTCAAATAAATATTATTCTTCTTCAGATAAAACACCTACTTTTAATGTTACTTATGTTGGGGATGTTGGTTCTGATGGAGCATATGTTCAAATAAAAGTGGATTCCAATACACCAAAAACATTATACTACAGATTAAATCCCATTAATCTACCAAACACTCCAGCATCAAAGTTAAATTTAAAAGTAGATTTTAGTAATATAGAAAATTCTAGTTCTATTCAAATTACTGATAGTGTGTATTCTGGTAAATCAATAATATCTGGTATAACTACCACATCCTTTACAATACCACTCAATTCCGATCCAGAACAATTAGTATATACTGAAAATGATGGATTAATTTCGTATAGATCTCCCAATGCTATTGGCCCAATAAATGAAGTTTCTTTAGTATCAAAAGGAAGAAACTATAAGAATTTACCATATGTTACAAATATTGTATCTTCAACAGGTGGTAATGGTGCCATTTTCTTACCATTCTCAAATACAATTGGTAAGATAGACACTATCAGATTGTTGAATATTGGACTGGATTATCCTTCAGATAAAACACTAAGACCATCTGCAATTTTTCCAAGCACATATAAAATAGAACCATTATCAAAATTCAAATCCATAAAAATAGACTCTTTTGGTACAAATTATTTTGTACCTCCACAATTAGTTGTTCTTGATGGATTTACTGGAAGAGTTAACGATGAAGCACAACTTAAATATGATATTGGAGATACTGAGGTAAGTATAATTAGAAATACTACTGGATTATATAATGTTACTCCCAAAATTATACCAGTAAATAATCCAAATGGTATAAGAATTAGTAATATTTCATTTAATTCTGTTACTAATGATGTTACTGTTGCATTTGCAGTCACGTTCGCCACTGCTTCGGATTTTCCATTCAATATTGGCGATAATGTAATTATTGAGAATACCAATATCGATTTAAATGTTGGTGGAAAGGGGTATAATTCTTCTGCTTATGGATATACTTTATTCAAAGTTAAAGAATCTAATCCAAATATTGGTGGAGAATTTCCTTCTATTGTATATAATATTTCTGACGTACTTAAATCTGGAGAATCACCAGGAATTTATGACGAATTTGAATCCTTTGGTACAGCAACACCAGAATCATATTTTCCAGTATTTAATGTTACTTTAGAAAAAGGTTCATTTAATGAAAATGAATTAGTTATATATGAAGACAATAGTGGAATTGTGGAAAGATACGATACAAATAATGAATATATAAAAATTAGATCTGGTAAAAGGTTTAGTATTGGTGATATAATATATGGACAATCTTCAAAAAATTTAGCTTTAATATCATCAGTTTTTGGTTCTGAAGGAGACTATGAAGTATCTTCAAGTAGTATAGTTAGAGAGGGATGGAGAAAAGAAACTGGTAAGTTGAATACATTTTTTCAAAGGATGCATGATAATGATTATTATCAATATTTCTCATATTCAGTTAAGTCTCCATTAGATTTTACTGTTTGGAATCCTTTGGTTAGCAATTTAACTCATACTGTTGGATTTAAAAAATTCAGTGATTTGGTTTTAGAACCAGCAGATGATGATCTTACTAGAATGCCAACAGAACAAGATAGTAATGTTGTTATTGCTATATCTGATCTCACACAATCAGTAAACATTAATACAGTTAAAGACTTTGATATTGCTAGGGAAAAAAGTATTAAAGTAGATGAATCTCTTGTTTCTAATGAGATACTATTTAATTTGCCATTTTTAGCAGAATATAGGGAATTTATAGGAAATAGAGTTTTAACTATAGATGATATTAGTGATGAGTTTGATTCAAATAAAAAATCTTTTAATCTTTTTGAAAAAAATAATCCAATCTTTGAGATAGAGTTTGATGCTACAGATTCTAATACAATATTAACATCAGAAAACAATATAAATTTAAAAAATCACTTTTTTGTTAGTGGTGAAGAAGTTGAATATGTACCTCATAATGGAGATCCAAACAACGGCATACAAATATCCCCAATAAACTGGCCAGGAATAGGAATAACATCAAGATTACCATCCAGATTTTATGTAATTAAAGAAGATAATCAAAGAATAAGTATAGCAGCAACAATTGGAGATTCTTTACAATTCAATCCAAATAGAGTGGATATTGTGGGACTTGGAGCAGGAAACTCTCATAAGATTAGATCAATTGATGCAAATAATAGATTACTCATATCAATAAATGGATCTATCCAATCACCAATTGTTGGATCTGGATATACAATAGCAAGTACAAATTCTATTGGCATAGGTGATACAAATATACAGGTAGATACTATTGATTTTATTAAATCTGGAGATTTAATAAAGATTGATAATGAGATTTTATTGGTAAAATCTTTGAACGGTCTAACAAATCAGATTAATGTTGAAAGATCAATAGTTGGAACAGAAGAAGAGTCTCATAATTCTAATACAGTAATATCAAAATTGTCTGGCAATTTTAACATTGTCGGAAATACTTTAAACTTCTCAGAACCAATATGGGGTAAAATACCAGTAGGACTTGGAACCACTGCAACATCAAACAACGAAATTGACTATACTGGATTAACTACATCTTCAAAATTTAGTGGTAGAGTATTTTTAAGGTCTGCTCTTAACTTTTTGTATACTAATGATTTTGATAAGGCATATGATAACAATTATGTTTATGATGACATAAGTTCGCAATTTAATGGAATATCAACAACATTTAATCTAAAATATGAAGGAAATAATATTACAAACATTCCATATACTAATACTATCATTTTAATTGATGGTATATTCCAAGGACCTCAAAGAATCAGTACTCCAAAATACAGCCTTTATGGTGACTATAAACTTTTTGTTGATGGTGGTAATTTGAAGGTTGGTTTTAATTTGAATCCAACAGATCCAACGATAACTAAAGATATAAATGTAAATCGTTTACCAAAGGGTGGGATAATAGTTAGTACAGGATCTACAGAAGGATTTGGTTATCAACCATTGGTAAGTGCTGGCGGAACAGCGTTGATCAACGCACTTGGTGGTCTTGATTCTATTGCTATTGGTAACACTGGATCTGGATATAGATCTGGTTTACAAACTGTAAAAGTTGGTTTAAGGACAGATTCATATTCAGTTGTATACGTTGGAGAAGCTGTTGTCAATGGTGGATATGTAACTTCTGTAAATATAACTAATCCGCCACCAGCAATATACAGTCAATTAAATCCACCAGAAGTTATTTTTGACGCACCTTTGAATTACATAAACTTGCCATTAATATACTCCAATGGTTCAAGTGGACTTGGTACAGAAGCAACAGTAGATTTAATTCCAAGCAATGATGGAACAATACGTTCTTTTGAAATTAAAAATTATGGATATGGATACAATGAAAACGATACACTTACAGTCTCTATTGGAGGTACTGTTGGTATACAAACATTAACTGGAATATCAAACTTTAAACCATTTGAATTAAATATTACAGAGGTCTTTAGATCACAATTCTCTGGTTGGAATGTTGGTGAATTTATAGTATTGGATGATGTATCAAAGTATTTTAATGGTGTAAGAAGATTATTCCCATTACAAATTGATGGTGAAGATATATCATTCTATGCAAAAACTAGTTCTGGAATTAGTCTACAATCGAACTTATTAGTATTTGTAAATGATGTATTACAGACTCCAGGAGAGGGATATCAGTTTAATGGTGGAAGTAGAATTAGATTTTCAGAAGCTCCAAAAGGACCACTAGTTGGATTTAGTACTGTTGGAGACACAGTAAAGATCCTTGCATATACTGGAACTTCAGAAATTGATGTTAGACTTGTAAGAGTTTTACCAACTGTAAAAGTTGGAGATAATGTACAGATTTTTAGTGATATAGATTCAAATCTCACTCAAGAAAAACGACTTGTTGTTGATGTAAAATCGGCTGACACAATTATTACTAACAACTATGCCGATGTTGGCGTTGTTTTGGATGAATTGTATGAGAGACCTATTAATTGGATCAAACAAAATGATGATTTGATAATTGATAATAGCTTTATTGGAAAAGATAGAGTTTACTATGAACCTATAATAAATCCAAGCACAAATATACTCAATAGTATTGCTATATCATCCGAACATGTTTATGTATTTGACACTAGTCTGTTTGATATTTCAAGGGAAGGTATAGAACCAACAGAACAAAGAAGAATCGAAATAATACCTACAGACGAATTAATTTCTGCAGAAGCAGAAGCAGTTTTAAATATTGATGGTACAATTGCTAGTATAAATGTTACAAATCCTGGACTTGGATATACTTTAGCACCAATAGTAACAATACAAAAACCATTTATTGATGGTTCACAAGCAACTGCTTTTGCATTGATGTCGGGTTCTTCAGTAAATAGTGTAAATGTTAGTTATGCAGGAACAAATTATTATAATGGACCAATAAAAACATTATCAATTTATTCTCAAGGATCTGGATTCCCACCTTTATTTGGTCAAGAAGTCATAATGACTAAAGCAAAATTAAATACCATAACTGGGGTTGGAAGAAATGCAACCGTAAACATAACAATTAATCCAGAAACTTATATTGCATCATTAACTGAAATTGACAATAAAGGAGTTAATTATTCTGTCGGTGATATATTAGAACTTAAAGTTTATGACAATGTTGGCCTTGCAAATTCTTATAGAAGATGGCCTTTAGAAAATTCTATTAAATTTATTGTAAATGAAATTGAACCTCCACCTGTTTTGATTGCACCACCTTGGAGAAATACTGAAGAATCTATTTTTGTTAATTATTATGGTGATTATGGAATAATTGTTGGTTTTGATACATCGAGGGTATCGGAATCAACAAATCAATACTTCCTTGGATTAGATTTGTTTGTACCTATGGATTCTGATTTAAGAAAAAATGGAGTATATGATGTTGGTATAACAACAGGAGATTATTTTAATATTACAAATACTATATTTGGAGACCCAAATGGAGGAAGAGTTTCTTTACCTTCTGGATTTACTGCACAAACTGGACCTTTACCAGATCCAGTTGGAATCTCAACTATTTTTACTGATATGGTAGTACAATGCTATGACTGGTCAGAAAAAATTGTTACAATACCACCTGGAATATCTGGATTATCTGTTGGTATAACAACAACAGTTAAAAATGTTGTTGTTATACTGTCAAATTTAGCTCCTGGAGAGAATCCAAGTAATACTGGTTTTGGTAATACTGAGTTCTTTGGTGATTATGTTTGGGGTAAAATAGATTTAACAAGAAGACTTAAAGCAAAACCATTTGCTGCTTTTTCTACACTGCAATCTGGTATAGGCACAAATCCAGTTTTGCGTAGAAAACTTCCATTAAAATATGATGGGTATTTTGTCTAATAAATAAATAAACAAATCTTAGTTAAATACTAGAAATGGCTGCAATCATAACTGATTATTTGAGAATCAATAATGCCAAATCTTTTGTGGAGAACATTCAGGATCCAAATCAGTCCTATTATACTTTTGTGGGACTTCCAAATTCGGATTCTATCAGTCCTTCTTGGGACAGTAATCCAATCTCCCCAAAAGATTGCTTTGATGAAGACAATGCATATTGGGAATCATTAATAGCATTAAAAAAAATATCTCCAGATGATATAAGATTGGTTGTTAGAAAAATTCAATGGGAGTCTGGAACGATTTATGATTCTTATAGGCATGATATTTCTAGAACAAATCTTTCAAAACCATCAAATAAAACAAGTTTATATTCATCTAATTTTTATGTGATTAATAGTCAATTTAGAGTTTATATTTGTCTAAACAATGGTATTGATCCAGAAAATTCAAATGGAAAACCATCTCTAGATGAACCAAATTTTACAGACTTAGAACCAAGGGCTGCTGGAACTAGTGGCGATGGATACGTATGGAAATACTTATATACAGTCAATCCTAATGACATTGTTAAATTTGATTCTTTAAATTTTATCCCAGTTCCAATGTCATGGGAATCAAGTTCAGAATATACTAATATTAGAAATAATGCTTTATCTAGTGGTCAATTAAAAACCATTTTCATAAAAGATAGAGGTCTTTTAGTTGGACCACCAAATACAACATATACCAATGTACCAATATCTGGTGATGGTGAAGGTGCAGAATGTACAATAGTTGTGAACAATGATGCAAAAGTAGAATCAATTACAGTATCTAAAGGTGGAAGTGGATATACTTTTGGTACTGTGGATTTGATTAGAGGATCTGTTCCTTTGGGAGCATCGTCTCCAAAATTTGATGTCATAATTCCACCAACAAATGGGCATGGATATGATATATACAGAGAGTTGGGATCTACAAACGTATTGTTATATTCCAGAATAGAAAATGATGTTCAGAATCCAGATTTTACTACAGGAACAAAAATATCTAGAATAGGAATAATTAAAAATCCATTAGCATATAATTCAAGCACAATACTTACAGATGATAGAGTAAGTTCTTTAGACTCCATAAAACTTGTTGGATTGGCACCAAATCAAGACGATTATAAGATTACAAGATATGAACCAAATTCAATAATAAGACAGACTATTGGTACAGGTGTTACTGCTGTTGGTAGAGTTCTTTCGTATGATGCTCAAACAGGAGTTTTAAAATATTGGCAAGATAGATCTATAGTTGGATTTAATACCGATGGTACTATAAATGATAGGCCAACCTATGGATTATCAATAAACAAATTTACATCTAATTTATCAGAGGGAGGAGATCTAAAAATTATTGGTGGTTCTAACGACCTATATATTGATAGTGGATTTGGTCAGAATAACAATCCTGGTATAAGTACTGTCATAAATAATAAAACATATTACTTAGGACAAAATTTTGTAGGTGGCGTTGCTCTACCAGAAGTAGAAAAATACTCAGGAAACATAATTTATGTTGATAATAGACCAGCTATTACACGATCCGTGAATCAAAGAGAAGACATTAAAGTTGTATTACAATTCTAAATTCCGTTAAAATCATGCCACAAGAAACAAATTTAAATATATCTCCATATTTTGATGATTATGATCCTTTGAAAGGATTTCATAAAGTTCTTTTTAAACCAGGTTTCCCTATACAATCAAGAGAACTTACAACTTTACAGTCTGTTTTACAAAATCAAATTGAACAAATTGGAACACACTTGTTCAAAGAAGGGTCTGTAGTTATTCCTGGAAACTATTCTTATAACAACGAATTAAATTGTGTAGAGGTAGAAAGTCAGTATTTAGGAACAAATTTAGAAACATTTAGAAATAGTTTAACTGGGGTTACAATTAGAGGTCAAAATTCAAATATAAAAGCTAAAATAGTTGATACCCTTGGAGTCGAGTATTCAGATAGAGGATATGTAAGTTTATACATAAATTATATCTCAACAGGAAATGATAATAAGACAGTATTTGATAATAATGAATTACTAATCCTAGAACAGAATTTAAATACAAATTCCGCTGTATTTCAGCAGGGTCAAGCATTTACAACTACAGCACCAGAACAAGCAACTTCTGTAGGATCTGCTGTTTTTTTGGAGGAAGGAATTTATTATTTAAGAGGAACTTTTGTAAAAGTTTTACCACAAACTTTAATATTAGAATCTCATGAAAATAATCCCACATATAGAGTTGGATTTGAAGTTTTTGAGAATATTGTAACTAGCGGACAAGATAGTTCTTTAACTGATAATGCTTCTGGATTTAATAATTATGCAGCTCCTGGAGCAGATAGATTACAAATAAGAGCAATTTTAGCAAAAAGACCAGTTGAGATTGATAAGCATGAAAATTTTGTTGAGCTTTTTATTGTAACATCTGGAGTTGTTGAAAGAGCATATAATAGATCAATTTACAATGACATTGGAAATGAACTTGCAAGAAGAACATATGAGCAGGCTGGTGATTTTTATGTTAAAGCATTTTCAGTGGCTGCAAAGGAAACTTTAGATGATAGAAAAGGTAATAATGGTGTATTTAAAAAAAGTCAATTAACTAAAAGTGGAAATATTCCAAGAGAGAGTCTTGGTACATATAAGATTTCTCCTGGAAAAGCTTATGTTAAGGGTTATGAAATAGAATTTACATCTTCAACATATTTGGATTTTGAAAAACCAAGGACAACGAATACTTTAGAAAATCAATCAATAAACTATTTTACTGGTCCAACATTATCTCTGAATAGGGTTGTTGGTGCTCCAAGAATTGGATTTAGTACATCGTCCATAATTAGCTTAAGAGATAGTAGAATTGGAGTAGATAAATTTGTTGCTAGTGGTAAAGAAATAGGTATATCAAGAATATATGATTATGCTTTGGAAGGAGGATCTTATGATACTTCAATTCAAGAATTAAATACTTGGGATATATCCTTGTATGACATCCAATATTATACTGAATTAAATCTCAATTCTGCTATTTCGATTTCAACCCCCACTTATATTGAAGGTAAATCTAGTGGCGCAAATGGTCACCTAAGATTTGATAGTACAACTGGTATTGCAACTGTTTATGGCACTAGAGGAAAATTTATAAAAGGTGAAAAACTAGTTTTAAATGGTGTAGATAGCAATCGAATTATTAATAATGTTATTGAATACAAAACACTAGATGTAAAATCTTTACATTGTACAATTGGAGTTGGTGAAACTTTTAATGGAGACACTAAACTTTCTACATATAATAATATAGGTCAAGTTACCGTTGGTGCGGCAGTTGCAAATGTATCTACGGTTGTCTCAGCAGATATTCCATTAAATAAAATATTTAAAGTTGGAGATTATGTATCATTTACAAATACTGAGTTAGTATCTCCAGAATATAAGACTTATGGAAAAGTAGTAAGTATAGATAACGAATATACAATTAAAATCACAGCAATTACTGCTGTAACAGGAATAAATTATGGTGCAATGCCTTCTACTGATATTCAATCATTAGATTTTAGTTTAATTGGTGCAAAATTACAATCATCTACAGATAATACATTATATACACCTTTACCAAAAAAATATATTTCTAATGTAGATTTAACAGAATCTGAAATTACGATTAGAAAAGAATTTAATTGTGTAATAAATCAGAATGTCACTAATACAATTCAATGCGAATCAGATGAAGCATTTTTACCATTTGATGAGGAAAGATATGTATTAATAAACTCTAATGGCGATTTTGAAATCTTAACATCAGATAAGTTTGTATATGGTGCTGGATCAAAATCATTAACAATATATGGAATGACCACTAATGGTCCTGGAAGACTTATAGCAACATTATCAAAAAACAGAGTTACTAGTAGGACAAAAACTGATAATAGAACAAATTCTATTATTGTAAATAAATCAAATTTAGTTTCTTCTGGTATAGGAAGCACTACTTTAGATGATGGATTGGAATATGGAAATTATGGTTATGGTTTGAGGGTTCAAGATAAGGAAATTTGTTTGTTAGAACCAGATGTAATTAGAATATATGGAATTTTTGAATCTACAGATACATTTGCTCCAGTATTACCATCAATAGTTATATCAAATTTAAATAGTCAAACTGGAACAGTAAATGATTTGATCATTTCTGAAGTTATTGTCGGTGAAACTTCGGAAGCTGAGGCAATTTATATTGAAAAAGTTGATTCTTCAAAAATATCAATAGTTTATTTGAGTGATTTGTCATTTATTCCTGGTGAAACTATAAGAGCACAACAAAGTAATATTTTAGGAACAATTTCAGATATTGGTCAAGGTTCTAAGAATATAACAGATAGATATACCTTAGATTCTGGACAAAGAGACACTATTTGCGATTATTCCAGAATTATTAGAAAAGAAAATTCTAAAGCACCAAAAAATCAAGTAAGAATTATTTTTGAATCTGGAGAATTTTCTTCTTCCGAAGATGGAGATCTAACTACAGTTAATTCATATTCACAATTCGATTATTGTGATTTATTATCTGTTAAGAACGATGTCAGAACCTCGGACATAATTGATATTAGACCAAGAGTAGTAGAATTTAACCCATCATCACAATATTCACCATTTGAATTTAATTCAAGGCAATTTTCGGATTCGAATAATTCTGCAAAAAATGTTCTCGCATCAGATGAATCCATACGTTTAACATACTCACATTATTTGGCAAGGATTGATAAGATATTTTTACTTAAAACTGGAGGATTTCAATTAGTAACTGGTATTCCTTCTGAAGATCCTTTACCACCGTTACAACTAGAAGATGCCATTGAAGTAGCTACTATATCTATGCCACCATATCTGTGTGATATTGATGATTGTGAGATAAAATTAAACAAATATAAAAGATATAGGATGGATAATATTGCTCAGTTAGAGCAGAGAATTAGTAATTTAGAGTATTATACAGCATTATCTTTATTGGAAACAAAAACAGAATCATTAACAATTCCAGATTCAAATGGATTATCTAGATTTAAATCTGGAATATATGTTGATAATTTTAGTAGCAGAAATACTCAGATTAAAAGTTCTAGAGTCACTAACAGCATAGATCCAACAAATTTAGAGCTTAGACCTTCACATTTTACTACAGAAATTGATCTAATTCTTGGTTCAAAATCATTACTTGGCATTGGAACTATTCCAAGTACAACTGCAGAGTCTGAGTTTGTAACAGATTTAATTGGATCCAATATAAGAAAAGTAGGTCCATTATTGATGTTGAACTATGAAGAAGATATTGTAGTTGAAAATCAATTTGCAACAAGAGCAGAAAACGTAACTCCATATCTTGTTACTACTTATAAAGGAACAATTGAATTGTTTCCTTCTTCAGATATTTGGATCGATCAAACTAGATTAAGTCCACAAACAATAACATCAGATGATTATACTCAAACCAGACTACAATTAGAATATGCAGGATATGATTCACAAACTGGTCTTGGTCCAATTGTTTGGGGTTCTTGGGAAACTACTTGGACTGGATCCACTTCTACAAGTACATCATCAACTTCTACAGGTAATTGGAGAAATCAAAGCAATACCAGAAGTGGAAATAGTACTGTTAGAACAGATGTTAGAGATATAACTACAACTACTGTAACCACAACTACACAAACTGGTTTTGATCAAAGAGATGGTAAGAGATTAAGAGTATCTGAACAAGTTGAGACTAGAAGTGAGGGTGATAGAGTAGTTAATACTTCTGTTATTCCATTTATGAGATCTAGGAATATAGAATTTACTGCACAAAGATTTAGACCATTCACAAGATTGTATAGTTTCTTTGATGATCAAGACGTAAATAATTTTATAATTCCAAAACTAATTGAAATTAGAATGATTAGGGGAATTTTTGCTCCTGGAGATCTTGTTAGAGGTAGAAATATTGGAAGTAGGGGGAGGTTTGTTCGAGGAAGAAGACTTTTCTTTGGTAGATCTTTGCCGAGAATTTCTTTTAGAGTAGCAAAGTCAAACCATAGAGTTGGACCAATAACAAATCCTTCAGATGTTTACATTGAAAGTCCATATGATGAAAATTATATAGTTCCAGAAGAATATTCTGGGTCATCTATATTATTAAATGTGGACACTAGATCTTTATCAGAAAATAACCAATCATTATATAGTGGATTTATTACCCCTGGTATGAGGTTGAGGGGTCCTAATGGAGAAGCGGAAGTAGTAAATGTTAGATTATTTACGGATAGCATTGGAAGTGTAAGGGGATCATTCTTTATTCCAAATCCAAATGTACCATCAAATCCAAGTTTTGAGGCTGGAACAAAAGTTTTTAGATTAACAAATAGTGAATCCAATACAACCATTCAAGGACTCGCTACTAGTTACGGAGAAGAGCAATATTTTGCTTCTGGAACTATGAACACGGTTCAAGAAACTATAAGATCTACAAGAAAACCAAGGTTTGACGTTGTAGAAACTGTAGAAACAAGACCCGCAGAAAATGTTCAAGTAAACACTACAGTAACTACAACTCAAGAACTTAACGTCAGGGTTATACCAGATCCACCACCACCACCACCACCGCCACCACCAGCACCACCCTCGCCGCCACCAAGATTTCCAGGTAGTCCATTTGCACCTGCAAATCCTACTCCTGCACGACCACCACTGTCGGTTAATAGACCTTGGTTAACTCAAGCTACGAATCAGGCAAGAAGGCCACAAAGACAAGAAAGAAGACAAGAAAGAAGACAAGAAAGAAGACAAGAAAGAAGAGATCCTTTGGCACAATCATTTCTTGTTACTGATGTAAATGGAATGTTTGTAACTCATGTTGATTTATACTTTAGAACGGTGGATCCTTTATTGCCAGTAATAATTCAACTAAGACCTATGGTAAATGGATATCCAACAAATGAAGTTTGCCCATTCTCAGAAGTTACTTTAGAACCAAGATATATTTTTACTAGTGAAGATTCTTTAGAAGCAACACAAGTTTATTTTTCTGCTCCAGTTTACCTAGAAGGATCAAAAGAGTATGCATTAGTTTTGTTAAGTGATTCAAATGAGTATACTGTTTGGATTTCAAAAATGGGAGAAATTGATGTATCAACATTGGCACAACAAGAATCCAGACAAATTCTTGTTTCACAACAACCAAGTTTAGGTTCACTATTCAAATCACAAAATGGATCTACATGGACCGCAAGTCAATATGAAGATCTAAAGTTTACTTTATATTCTGCTAAATTTAATATTGATTCTCCAGCAAGTATATCATTCTTTAATCCACAGTTAGGTTTGGGTAATGATCAAATAGCAACTTTAGTTCCAGATCCTTTAGAATTTGAATCTAGAAAAGTTGTTTTAACAACCACAAATCTAATAGATATTGCATCTTTTAATATTGGAAATACTATTAGGCAACAAGATAATTCTTTTGTTAGGGGAGATGTTGTTGGGTATGGTGGATCTGCAACTGGTGAATTAACCATAACAAATGCTGGAATTGGATATACACCATCAGATGGTTCTCAATTTACATTTAATGATGTATCCTTAATATCAGTAACTGGTTTGGGTAAGAATGCCACAGCAGACATTACCATAGGTGCTGCTGGAGGAACAAATGGAATTGCAATTGCAGCAACAATTTCTTCTGGAGGATTTGGATATCAGACAGGAGATGTATTAACAGTAGATAGCATTGGTTCACAACCTTTGGGCAAAAATATACAACTTACGTTATCTAATATAAATGGAATCAATCAACTAATAGTAGATAATGTCCAAGGTAATTTTGAAAATAATGTGTCAAAACCATTACAGTATGAAGATTCATCTGGAGCACTTATTACTATATTAGATACAGGTGGAATAGATAGTGTTATTTCAAATGTGGAAATTTCATCTATATTTGAAGATGGTTTGCACATTAAAGTGAATCATAAGAATCATGCAATGCATTCCAAAACCAATGTTGTCGAACTATCTAACGTTGGATCTGATATCAATCCTACATTATTAACTTCAGCATATGAATTCTCTGATTCTGGTCCCATTAGTGTTGCCAGCACATCTGATTTTACAACGTTTGAGAATATTGAGGTAACTGAATCTAATCCTGGATATATTTTAATAAATGAAGAGATTATTTCGTATACTGGAATATCAAATGGATCTCTAACTGGAATTACAAGACAAATTGATAATACAGAATCAATATCATATCCAGAAGAAACCACAGTATTTAAGTATGAAAATAATGGCATTTCATTAAGAAGGATAAACAAATTACACTATCTCCAAGATGCACTTGTATCAAGGTCTATAGGTTTTGATTACTATTATATAAAATTAAATACCTCCGAAAATGGCATCAATAGAGATTCTGATCCAAGTACACCAAAACTTTATATTAACAAATCAAAATCTAGTGGTGGTGAACTTGTAAATGCAACTCAAAACATACAATATGAATCAATGAGACCTATTGTACAAACTTTAGTACTTCCAGAGACTGGTGTAACTGCAAAACTTAAGAGTATAACAGGAACAAGTGTAGATGGAAATGAAGTCTCCTTCTTAGAAAGTCCAATAACAGACATTACCTTAAATGAAACTAATTATTTTACAGAACCAAGATTAATTACGTCAACGGTTAATGAATCTATTCAGAATACTAATTTGATTTCAAATAAATCACTAGAACTGGAGTTAAGTCTATTTTCTGCTGATGAAAGAGTTTCTCCTGTTATTGATCTTGATAGAGTGGGTGTAATTCTTACATCAAATAGAGTAAACTCACCAATATCTGATTATATAAATGATCCAAGGACTTCTTCTTTAAATTCTGATCCTAATGAATTTATTTACTGCAATTTACCAGTCGAATTAGAAAATCCAGCAACTTCTATTAAGGTGTTACTTTCTGCACATGTAAATGTGTTTAATGATATTAGAGTATTCTATTCGATATCAAATACTTCAGAAAATGATCCAATTTACTATCCTTTCCCTGGATATAATAATTTGGATATAAATGGAAATATCATTGATATCTCCGCTTCTGATGGTTTGCCAGATAAGAAAGTGGTTAAGACTGATGTTTTATCATCAAATACTAATGATGTGATATTTAAAGACTATGTATTTACTGCGGATGATCTTCCAGAATTTAGATACTTTAGTATTAAAATTGTTGGTACATCAACAAGTCAGTCAAATCCACCAAGAGTAAAAGATCTTAGAGTTATTGCTTTAGCATAATGGAAGATAATCAAAAATTAAACGTAGAAGGTCATAATAATCTCGTTAGAGATGTAGTCACTAATGGGATTATTAATACAGACAAATCTGGATACGAATCTTACATACAATTAAGAAAAATGAAAAAGAAAGATTCTTTAAGAATAGATAAAATAGAAGAAAATTTATCTTCATTAAAGGATGACATAAGTGAGATAAAAAGACTACTATCATCCATAAGTAAAAATATTTAAAAATGGCAAAACCAACAACCAGAACAGAATTAATTGATTATTGTAAAAGGAAACTTGGATATCCAGTATTGGAGATAAATGTTGCTGATGAACAAATAGAAGATTTGGTTGATGATGCATTGCAATTTTTTTATGAGCGCCATTTTGATGGGGTCATTCAAACATTTTTGAAGTATAAAGTTACTCAAGAAGATATTGATAGGGGAACTGCAACAATGGGTGGAGTTGGAATTACAACTACATCTGTCAATACAACTATTGCAGGAACCCCAACATCATTTAATTATTTTGAAACTGGTAATTATATACAAATACCAGATTATGTTATGGGAATCAATAAAGTTATGAATTTTGAGGGAGCTAATTCAATTTCCAGTGGAATGTTTAGCGTAAAATATCAATTATTTTTAAATGAAGTTTATAACTGGAGTTCTATAGAACTTTTAAGTTATAGTATGGTTAAAAGATATCTTGAAGATATAGACTTTTTATTAAGTACACAAAAACAAATAAGATATAATCAAAGACAAGATAGATTATATTTGGATGTTGATTGGGCAATGCTTAGACCTGGACAATATTTAATTATCGATTGTTATAGACTTTTAGATCCAGCAGATTCACCACAAGTATGGAATGATTCATTCTTAAAACCATACTTAACAGCATTAATTAAAAAACAGTGGGGTCAAAATCTCATCAAGTTCCAGGGAGTTAAGTTACCTGGAGGAGTAGAACTAAATGGAAGACAAATGTATGATGATGGAGAGAAAGAAATTGCAGCATTGATGGAAAAAATGTCTTCTACTTATGAATTACCACCATTCGATATGATAGGTTAGTATTATGCCATTAAATCCATTTTTTCTACACGGATCTTCTGGAGAACAAGGTTTAGTTCAAGACCTTGTAAATGAACACATTAAGATGTTCGGAATAGAAATTTATTATATTCCAAGAATATTTGTAAATGAAAAAACCATATTAGAAGAAGTTTCCAGATCAGAATACAATGTTGCTGTGCCAATAGAAGCATATATTGATAATTATGAAGGGTTTGGTGGAGCAGGAACTTTACTATCAAAATTTGGGGTTCAAGAAGTAGATGATTTAACATTAATAATATCAAAAGAAAGGTATGAATTGGGAATAAGACCCATTATTGAACCAATGGAGAATACAAAATTAACAGAAAGACCTAAAGAAGGAGATTTAATTTATTTTCCACTGGGAGATAAATTATTTGAAATAAAATATGTTGAGCACGAAAGACCATTTTATCAGTTGCAAAAGAATTATGTTTATGAATTGAAATGTGAACTTTATGTTTACAATGATGAAATTATTAATACTGGTATAGATAATATTGATGATAATGTAGAAGAAGAAGGTTATTTACAAAAACTTCAATTGGTTGGAATTGGAACTACTGCATTAGCAGTTACAAGTTTAGTGAATGGTGCAGTAAGATCTATTTCAATATCAAATAGAGGTTCTGGGTATATTGAAGTGCCTAGAGTTGCAATTACCTCTGCACCGAATAATGGAGTAACTGCTGTTGGAATTGCATCCATGATCTCTGGAATTATTGATCTATGTGATACATCTGAAGAGTCTTTAAGAATTCAAGCAGTAGATATAATAAATCCAGGATACGGTTATACAATAACTCCTCGTGTAACATTCATTGGAGGTAGTGGAAGCGGAGCATATGGTATATGTAAACTTGCAAATAATGCAGTGGGTATTATTACAGTCACTGGTGGTGGTAGTGGTTACTATGAATCACCAAATGTTACATTCGTTGGAGCAGGATTTACTGGATTTATTCCTGCTGTAGCATCCGCATTAATTAATGAATCTGGAATAGTTACTTCTATTGTAATTCATGATTCTGGAAAAAATTATGCAGAAGTGCCTACAGTAGTCATAGATCCACCTGATGTTGTAACTGGAACTGGTAAATTTATATTCAACGAAGTTGTTGTCGGATCTGCAAATAGTTCTACTGCAAGGGTAAAATCTTGGGATACTGTTAATAAAGTTTTAACTATAGGTAATGTATTGGGATCATTTATTGACGGAGAAATTTTAACAGGATCTGAAAGTGGGGCAAGGTATACTATTCTAAATAATGATATTGAGATTGAAAATAATTTCAAGCAAAATAAAACTATTGAAATAGAAGCAGAAAAAATACTAGATTTTAGTGAGTCAAATCCTTTCGGAAATCCTTAAAAATTTAAAGTCATGTTTGATCATTTTTACCACCAAATTTTTAGAAAAACTGTAATATCTTTTGGAACTCTTTTTAATAATATACAAATTAAAAGAGAATCTAGTGATGGTGTTGCAGAAGAAATAATTGAGGTTCCATTGGCTTATGGACCAACTCAAAAATTTCTTGCTAGGATTGAACAGCAAGCTGATTTAAATAAACCAGTTCAAATGAGTCTTCCTAGAATGTCATTTGAATTTACAGGAATATCCTATGATACTGGTAGAAAATTAGCAGGAACTCAACATTTTACAACAACGTTAAAATCAGATAAAACCAATATTAAAAAGGTATACTTTCCAGTACCATATAATATGGAGTTTGAATTATCTATAATGACTTTATTGAATGACGATGCTTTGCAAATAGTTGAGCAAATACTTCCATATTTTCAACCAAATTATACTTTAACTATAGATTTGGTAGACACCATTGGTGAAAAAAGAGATGTTCCAATAACTTTAGAATCTATTAATTTTGAAGATAATTATGAGGGAGATTATACTACCAGAAGAGTATTATTGTATACATTAAAATTTACAGCTAAAACATATTTGTTTGGTCCAGTTAAAGACTCTACAAAAGATATCATCAAAAGCGTATCTATTGGTATTGGCGGTGCAGATACTTCTGGTGCGGGAGCAAGAAATCTTATCTATAAGAAACCAATAGCAACTAAAAATTATAGTGGAATAGTTAAAACTAGATTAAAATTAGATACTTTACCAGATGCTACAATTATTACAGTTGAAAATGGTTCTACAATAAAAGCAGATAGTTATATAACAATCGATGATGAAACAATTTATGTTAGATCAGTATCTGGTAATGAACTTACAGTTACAAGAGCTGCTTATAATACAGTAAGAGCTGAGCATGTTGGTGGAAGTGCAGTATATGGAATAGATGAATCCGATAATAATTTGATCAGTGCTGGTGATGACTTTGGTTTTGGTGGGTAAAAATAATGAAAGAACACTTCGATGACTTAAATTCTACCTTTAATGTTGATGCGGACATAGTAGAAAGAAAAAAAGAAAAGAAAAAAGACATAGTGCCTATAAAAGATTCTAACGAGGATATAGTTAAAGATTACGAGTATACTAGAGGAAATTTATATTCAATCATAGAAAAAGGTCAAGAAGCACTTGATAGTGCTTTGGAAATTGCTGTAGATGGTGGACAACCAAGAGCATATGAAGTTGTTGCACAATTAATCAAAAATGTATCTGATGCGACGGATAAAATAGTAGATCTTCAAAAGAAAATGAAAGAACTTGATGAGGAAAATCCAAAAGGTAAGACAACTAATGTTACGAATAATGCAGTATTTTTTGGATCTACAGATGAGTTATCCAAATATTTAAAAAATCAAAAGCGACTAAACGATAAATAGTAAAAAAGTATTTTGTAGATATGTCTAGTCCTAGTTTTGATATTAATCCCAACTTTAAAAAGGGTTCAGAAAGGGATAAAAAAATTACTAATGCAGCCGATGCTGGTCAGACTAATGCTGCAAGAATTTTACAAAAAAAGGGAAAAGGACCTTCTCTTCCAGGTCGCACTTCTGATATGAGAAGAATTGCAAGGGAAGAAATAAAATTAGTAGATAAAATACTTGGTGAAGAAAAGTGTGGAAAAGGAATGTATTGGTGTAAATCTGATAATAGATGTAAACCAATTTCATCTAGACACGGTGGAGATATGAATACAAATGGTAAAGGAGAAGTTGACGAAAGTGTAACTATAGAAGATGCCTTTGGTAATAAATTTGTGGAATTTATTGATTTGATTACACCAGAATCTTTGCTTTCTCAAAGAGAAGAAAAAGATCATGAAGTGTCAATGGCACATCAACAAATCAAAAAATCTCAAGAAAACTTAAAAAAAATTAAGAAGAGTATTGGTAAAAAGGAAAAAAATCTTCCTGCTTGGATGCAGGCAAAACTTACAGACACTGAACACAATACCGATGCTGTAGCAGGATATAATACTAAAGAAAGTATGAATCTTGCAAAGGCAGATATGGGAGATGTGATTAATGATTTTCGTAATTCCAAAAAACCTCAATTTAAAGGTAAGTCTGATAAAAAAATCCGTCAGATGGCGATTGCTGCTAAACTAGAAGCAGAACGTCAGAATGAGGAAGTCGAACTAGAAGAAGGAGTTAGACTACCTTCAGAATTTGGACATTTACTATCAGTCATTGTTAGTTGGAGAGGACGTTCACAATATATAAGAATGTTCTTCCCACAAGCAAAGTTACCAACAAAGAAGGACATTCAGGCAGAAATTGAGAAGGTTTATCCTGGAGGAAGAGTTCTTCAATTCTCTACTTCAGATCTTCCTAGCAATCACGCAAATTTTGATTCCCCACTATTTAAAGTTACTACTAAAGAAGAAGTAGAACTTAAAGAAGAATGTGGTAAGTGTAAGAAAAACCCATGCGAATGTTCAAAAAGTGATGACATAGAAATTGAGGAGAAGAAAGGTCTTTGGGACAATGTTCATGCGAGAAGTAAAGAAGGAAAACCAAAAAGAAAACCAGGAGATAAAAATTACCCAAAAACTCTTAATGTTGAAGGCAAAATGGCAACTGCCCGTGCTAATGTAGGCGCTTCAAAATGTTGGGATGGATACAGGGCAAAGGGAACTAAAAAAAAGAATGGAAAAGTAGTTCCTAATTGCGTAAAAGAAGATATTAATATCTCTGGAGGTAGTGTTGGTACAATCGTTATTGGAGGAGATCTGCCAAAAAAGTAGATAACGTCGGTGAGCACTTTACCGCCGACGTTCTTTGGAGAGGAAGACTCTATA